CGGAGCCACCATCGGCCCCGATGGCGTATTGAAAAAAGCAAACACGGGAAAAAGGTTTATTTGATCAATGGCCAGCCGATCTCTTCCGGACCAGCGCGAGGGCCACCCGTCTCGACGCCACACATCACTCGCCTCTGCCGTTCCCAAACGCGGACCACAACATTCTGAACGCGACGAACGCCTATTTGGGCGCCTTAAACGTGCTATTCGTCAAGCCGAACGCCGATCGGGCGATGGCAGCGAAATCGGCGGAACCGGCGCCACCAATCTGCGCTTCCTTGCAGCGCCGTTAGTCCGGCTGATCGAAAGGAAACGTATCGGCACCGAGGAAGTCCGCGCAGCCGACGATATTGCTATCGCATTTCACGCCCAGGCCGGCGCCCTGATGATAAAATCGCCGTCGCTCGAAAAGCGCGACGCGACCTGCCATGGCCGCGAGCCGGTTTGGATCATCGATGCGGTGTCGCGCTACAAACGATGGGCACACCATTGGTCGCAGCGCGCGCGGGATGGCGACCGAACGCTCGAGATCGTGATTGCCGCCGTAGTCGACGAGCGGGCGTTCCACGCGATTGAGGCGGATGTCGGCATCCGTCACGGCATGGCAGCCCGTGTCGTGATCGCGGCATTGCGCGATTATGCGGCTCGCGCCGGTTGGACCGACCGCAACACCGGGGCAGCCTGGATCAAGGACGCTGAAGCGATCTTCGTACGTCGACAGCGATCCGACGTGTGACGCCGACCATGTCTGCAGCCGCCAAAGCGTTAATCGTTTCTCTCGTTGATATATATTGGTTTTCTTCGCTTGCATTTTTGACTTGACAACGGGGCGAATATATGAGACTAATAACTTAACGTGGTTGGTTGCGCCCGAGAAAATGTTTCTCGGGTATTTTTGTTTGTTGGGCGATGTTCGCCAGCCGAGTTTCATTTGGTTTAAGCGATTTGGCGCGCGAAACGCGATGCATCATGTAATGTCGTGATTCCGACGTCACCTATCGGCGTCATTCCGGGGCGCCGCAAAGCGGCGAGCCCGGCCGAGGGTTATGGATTCCGAGCTCCCTCGCTACGCTCGGGACCCGGAATGACGGATAGAAGTGTGGCTCTTTCCCGTTTGCGAGCCTCCCTCGTCAAGCACCTGGAGACAGCGCGGACGCGCGTTCATCCGACAAAAGATGCGCGCAGGTCCCCACACACACCGGCCTCCAGCCTTGCAGACGAATGTGGGGCTCGCGAGCGGCGCCGCCGGTCGGCAGCGCGACTTTAAGCGCAGCACGGACCGGCGGCGCCGAAGAATCCAGCGCCCCAGCACCGCTTCAGCGCCGTCGATCTGACCCCGTCCGATCGCAGGAGAATGACATGACACAGACTGCCGCGATAAAGCTTCTCAACACTGCCACAACGACCGGCGATGGCTCCGTGTTCAATCTGGAATTTCCACAACTGGCCGCAGCCGTACAGGCGGAAATCGCGGGCGCGCCAACTCAGGCCGTGGTCAACGTGATGGCTTTGCTCGACGGCGGTACCTGGGATACGCTATGCGTACTCGATACCAGCCAAGGCTACGTAAGCGGCGAGATTTCGCCCATCATCTTCCCCGCGCCGATCCGTCAGATCAAGGGCAATGTCGCTACGCTCACCGGCGGGACAAATCCCTCCGTGTCCCTGTACTTCACCGCGAGAGGATGATGCAGGAACCTGTAGTCGCACGTCGCGCAGCTGCCGCTGCAAGCCCTGCGTTGCGAACTCCCGGACATGCCAATTGCTAACTTCGATTTCTGATTCCCGGAGCCTGACATGACGACCATAGTCCCAACCTTTTCCAAAATTCGCGGCCCTGCCGGTGGCATTGACGCCATCGTGGCCGCATGGTCGCCGCTTGCGGCCGCCGGTGACGTTGGCCAGGCGCTGCAACGCACCGATCTGGCGGATCGTTCGGTGCAGGTCACGGGCACATTCGCGGCCGCAACTATCGTGCTCGAAGGTTCGAACGACGGGATCAACTATTTCACGCTGTCGAATCCCGCCGGTGCTGCCCTGTCGTTCACGGCGGCCGGCCTGATGCAGGTCAACCTGCCGACCGCCTGGGTGCGCCCACGCGTCACCGTCGGCAGTGGGGCGAGCCTGACGGTGACGCTGACGGCTCGAAGGACCCTTAGATAGGCGTCGATGCTGACGCCTCGAATACATACACGAGGCACGTCATGCCCGCGTTGAAAAACCCCCGGCATGAACGGTTTGCGCAAGCAATGGCGCGTACCGCCGACACCGCTGCCGCTTACCGGAGCGCTGGCTATCAGTCCAAAGGGAGTGCCGCCCAGGCGGCAGCGTCGCGGTTGCTGCAGGACGCCACCATGGCGGCGCGCATCGCCGAGTTGCGAACAATGCCCGCGATCACACTCACCCTCCCGGAGGTGACGACCACCGTCCCGGAGGTGACGACCGCGACGGCAATCGTCGAGTTCGAGAAAGCTCGCAAGCTCGCGCTCAAGAAAGGGCAGGCTTCCGCTGCCGTTTCCGCAACCCTTGCAAAAGCCAAACTCGCAGGCCTCCTCAACAAGAAGCCTGAGAACACAACAAGGCGCGCGGTTGGCTTCGACGGTAACTACAATGAAGCTGCACGCCGCATCTTGTTGCTGCTTCGTCTCGCGGAGAACGAGACATCAGATGGGGATAAGCATTGATCCTGCGTCACGGCGAGATCACGGACGGTTTGAGAAACGCCGCACCCAAAGAACGCGACGCGGCCGCGGCCATCTTGCACGCGACAACCGTGCACCGCGTGTGGGCACCCAATCAAGGGCCACAGGCGCAAGCCTATGACTGCAAGGCCGATGAGCTGTTCTACGGTGGCCAGGCGGGAGGCGGCAAAACCGAGCTTGGGCTTGGGCTCGCGTTGACGGCGCACAGGCGCTCCCTGATCCTGCGCCGCGTCAACAAGGACGCGCTGAAGCTGGTGGAACGGGTCGCGGAAATCCTCGGCCATCGCTCCGGCTATAACGGCCAGCTGCAGCGCTGGAAGCTCGACGACCGCATCATCGCATTTTCAGGCTGCGAACATGAGGATGACAAGCAGCGCTTCAAGGGCGATCCGTACGACCTCGTCTATTTCGATGAGGGCACGGATTTTCTCAGCAGCCAATATCGCTTCATCATCGGGTGGAATCGTTCCGCCGACGAATCACAACGCTGCCGTGTCGTGGTCGGATCGAATCCGCCGACGACTCCTGAAGGCCTCTGGGTCATCAGGCACTGGTCGCCCTGGCTCGACCCGATGCACCCGCGTCCCGCGCGCCCCGGTGAGCTGCGCTGGTTCACCACAGGACCCGATGGCAGAGACGTTGAAGTCGCGGGCTGCGGCCCTCATCTGGTCAACGGCGAGAGCGTGCTGGCGCGCTCGCGCACGTATATTCCGGCCCGGCTTGCAGACAATCCCGATCTGGACCAAACGGGTTACGCCGCAGTGCTCGCCGGCCTGCCGGAAGAGCTGCGACGCGCTTATCGCGACGGCAATTTTGCCGCCGGGCTGAACGACGACGACTTCCAGGTCATCCCTACCGCGTGGATCGAAGCGGCACAGCGACGCTGGTGCGCGGACGCAGGGCGAGGCGTCGCCATGACGGCGATCGGGCTCGATGTGGCCCAGGGCGGAGCCGATTTCACGGCGCTCGCCGCCCGGCACGGCGCCTGGTATGCACCGCTCGTTCGCAAGCCGGGCCACGCGACGCGCGACGGCAGTGCCGTCGCGGCAGCGGTTGTCGCATTGCGCCGTGACCGTTGCGTGGTCGTGGTCGATGTGGATGGCGGCTGGGGCGGCGACACGGTTGCGCGCCTCAAGGATAACGGCATTCCGGTGGTCGGATTCAGGGGCGCCGGCGCATCCCATGCAAAAACCCGCGACCGTCAGCTCGCCTTCTACAACAAGCGCGCCGAAGCCTGGTGGCGCATGCGTGAGGAACTCGACCCCGGCCAGGATGGCGGCTCCGTGCTGTCGTTGCCGCCGGATGCTTCCATTAAGGCCGACCTGGCGGCGCCACGCTGGGAGCTTACCGCACGCGGCATCAAGATCGAGGACAAGAACGAGATTCGCAAACGACTCGGTCGTTCACCCGACGACGGCGATGCCATCGTGATGTGCCTGTCGGAAGGCGCGCGGGCCGTCGCGGCCGAGTTGCGGCGGGCGCGGCGCGAGGCGCGGGCGGAGCGCGCGAATGTGGGGTACGCGCATTTGAAGGAACCGGGGCGATAATCGCCACGTGCGGTCTCATCGCCGCCAAAAGTCCGGGGCACGTAAATGCCAGGCATGACTCATCCGGTGCGCCGGCGAACACCGCATCCGCCATGGCCGCTTGATGAGCTGGTGCGGGCCCAATGCATGGCCTGCGAAGGTCACAGCCTCGACGCCATCGCGCAAGCGCTCGGCCGCTCCGGGGAGGAGGTGCGCCGCAGGCTCGATCTCGAGCCGGCACCGGGCCGTCCGCAATTGGCGAACGTTGGATATCGGCATCTCAAAAGATCAGGGATCAGGATCGGGCCCGATTACTGATGTGGAGCGCTTCCATGACCAAAGCCAAGCACGACCGGCTGCTTGTGGCCCTGCTCACAAAACTGCCGACAGCGATGGCGCCATGGCCCCGCGCAGATCGGATCGCCTGGCTGCAAATGACAGCGATGGCCTTCGACGTGATCTACGGACCGTGCGGCGGAGTACGGGTCATAGCCGGGGAAGCATGCGACGGCAAAATCGATCAAACAGCGCCCACTCAACATTCGCGGATTGAAGCTGCGCCCCCAAGCGCGCCACGACGGTTTTATGTGGATCGTGATGGTTTTGCCATGGGAGACGGGAAGCCGATCTCCATGGAGGAGCTGCCGGCAGGTGCGATCGTCTGGGACGAACGCGCCGGCGCGGAATGTGGCGATGTCACCGCCATCCTGTGGCGCGATGTCGGTACGTCACGGCGAGGCCTGCCACCGGACGTAACCCTCAGGCCGGTCTTCGAGGCGTCATAGCGGCGGCGAAACCAGCAACAAGTCGCAATACAGTAAAGGAGAAGCCATTGAGCGCGCTCTTCAAATCACCAACCATCAACATTCCGCCCCCGCCGGCGCCTCTGCCGCCTCCGCCGATGCCGGATCCCTTCAATCCCGCCGCCATGGAAGCCGCCAAGGCCCAGGCTGCGGCGCGTGCAGGACGCTCCTCGACCATTCTCACCACTGCCGCGACGCGCGGTGCGCAGGCGGCGACCAGTGGTGCTGGCGTGCCCTATAGCGGAAAGTCTTTGGGCGGCGGTTAAGATTGCCACGGCCTCGCGGACGCAATCCCGCCTGTGTTTTCGAAAACAGGGATGACTGCCGTATGAAAACCCGCGTTCAGGAGCTGCTGCAGATCGGGGATCAGCTGTACTCCAAGCGTTTCCCACTGCTTACACTGTGGCAAACCTTTGCCGAGAACTTCTATCCGATCCGCGCAGACATGACGCGCTCGCGTTACATTTCGGAAGAATTTGCCTCCTACCTGATGACCGGCCGGCCGGTGCTGGCGCATCGCGAGCTTTCCAACGCATTATCGTCAATCCTGCGGCCACGCGGAATGCAATGGTTTCAACCCAGAACCGTGAACGATTCGATCAACGAGGATCATGCCTGCAAGAAATGGCTTGATCGCGCCGGCGCCATAATGCGTCGGGTGATGTATGACAGCGCGTCGCAATTCACCCGCGCCACCAAGGAGGGCGATGCTGATTACATTCTGTTCGGGCAATGCGTGATCGAGCCGCGGTTGAACACGCGCCGCACCGGCATGCTCTATCGCACCTGGCACCTGCGCGATTGCGTGTGGGCCGAGAATGCCGATCTCGTGATCGATCAGTTTCACCGCAAGTGGAAGATCGATGCTCGCGCCTTATGCAGGCTCTATCCCGATACGGTCGCCCCTGAGGTCAAGACCAAGGCTGAGAAAGACCCGTTTACCGAGGTCAATTGCCGCGTCATCGTGCTGCCGGCGGACGAATACGACTGTTATGGCGACGACGGAGATACGGCCCTACGTGATCGTGGCTCGAACGCGTTCGTCCAGATCGTGATTGACGAGGATCATCAGACCATTCTGGAGGAAACGCCCCGGCTTGATCTCGGCTACGTCATCCCGCGTTGGATCACCATCGGCGGCTTCTCCCAATATGCCTATTCGCCGACCGCTATCGTTGCGCTGCCCGATGCCCGCATGCTCCAGCAGATGACCCTTACCCTGATCGAAATCGGCCAAAAGATTGTCGATCCGCCCATGATCGCGGTCGGCGATGCCATCCAGGGCGGCACCAATCTCTACGCCGGCGCTATCAACTGGGTGGACCCCGACTACGACGAACGTACCGGCGAAGTGCTGCGGCCGATCACGGTCAACGGCGAGGGTCTGCAATGGGGCACCGAATACGAAGAGAAGATCGAACGCGTCGTCAACGAGGCGTTCTTCCTTAATGTGCTGAATTTGCCGGAATTCGACGGCAAGGCGATGACCGCGTATGAAGTGTCGGAGCGGATGAAGGAATATATCCGCCGCGCTACGCCTTTGTTCGAGCCGATGGACCTTGAGTACAACGGCCGGCTATGTCAGACGACTTTCGATATGCTCGACCGCGTCGGCGCGTTCGGCTCTCGCCTCGACCGGCCGCCACAACTGCGCGGTCAGAAGATCGAGTTCAAGTTCGCCAATCCGCTGGTGCAGGCCGAGGCGGATTCGAAGGTCGTGAGCTTCACCAAAATGGCGCAACTGCTCGGCGCGGTGATGCAGTTCGAACCCTCCGTGCGTGCTGACGTCAATTTCGATAAGGCTTTCCGTGGCGCCTACGAAGGCACGGGCGCCCCCGCCGAGTGGCTGGAGGACCAGGACAAAGCCGATGTCGTCAAGGCGCAAGCCCGCGCTCAACAAGCGGCAGTCCAGCAAGCCGCTGACCTCGGCCATGTCAGTGAGCAGGCCGGCAAGGCCGCGGCCGCAATGAAGAACGTCGGCGACATGGCTTCGTCACTACAGAACGCGGGTTTGGCGTGAGGCAGCAATGATGCCCTCTCGGCCGAAATTCCAGCCCGATCGTCCCTGGCAAATGCCTCGGATCGAAGACGCGGATATTTTCGCGCTCCAGGCTGTTGCCAATGGAACCGCAAACAATACACAGCAGCAGCGCGCTTACGACTACGTTGTGCGTACTTTGTGCGAGACCGACCGCATGACGTTTTGGCCGGGTGGCGAAGACGGCAGGCGCGCGACCGATTTCGCCGAAGGCAAGCGCTGGGTCGGCGTGCAGCTGCGGCGCATCGAGAAGATGCGCCCGGATCACCGGAACGAATCGGCGGAGATTAGCTAAAGCTAAATCCTACGCCATGTCGTCTTCTGTGGAGGATTAGGATTTTGCTTAACGCCGAATTCAAACGTGTGACTGCATCCGGAACAACGAAACATTTCCTGTTTGAATGCGTTTGTGCCGCGAAATTGGAGGATTTGCTTCTTTCCGTTTTCATAACAGGCTGGACACAAGCGATGAATTGGTTCGCTGGCCTTTTCAGACTCTTTCAGTTCGTAGGCGAACGTGCCCCCTCCGAAGTCCTTAAGCTGGTAGCGCTCCTTTTGACTATTCCATGCTTCAAAGCGAGCCACTTGTGCTTCAAGCTCGCCTACTCTGGTAATCAACTCCGATTGCGCCGTCTGTGCGGCGATGATCTTTTCCTGAAGTTCTATAGCCACCGCGTTGCGCGCGGAGGCGTCTTTCAGATCCTTAAGTCCCTTCACGATATCGAGCATGGACTTAAAGGCGCCGAGGCCAGCCACTGTTTCACCAAGCATGAGAGCTCTTCTTCTGATTACGCGTGAGCCTTTGCCGTGAAGTCGAGTCGGTCCTATTGAGCACGCAAATAACCTGCCCCGCCCAAGGCTCACATAAGCAAGCGGGGCTGACTCGGCAGGCCGCTGTGTCTGCCCAAACAGACCGCGGCCGTGGCGCAAAGCGGCGAAGCGGGCACTTTCCGCGGTTATTTAGGTTTGTCAACTCGGCATTTGAGATTTTTTGCGCATTCGCCAAGCCGGGAAGCGCTTCGCCTGCGGCAGCCGCGCGCGGCCAGAATCCCGAAGCAAAACCGCACTGATTTCGAAACGAATAAGGGCACGTCATGCAGTATTTCCCCTATCATCCGTTGCGGAAATATACCTCGCCGCTGTTCGACCCCCTGAGCACCACTGCGGCGGCGCTCGCCACGCTTGGTGGCGGCAGCGCGGCCACGGGCGGTGCGATGGCCCTGACCGGCATCGGTGCCGGCATTTCTGCAGTGAATACGATCGAGGGCGGCGAATATGCGGCACAGGCCGGCCGCATGAAACAAGCCGAGGCGAATTTCGAGGCCGACCAGGACGTCGCCAATGCCGCGGGCGAAACCGCGGCCGCGCAACGCCAAGGGATCGATGTCAGCAGGAAGGCCGAGATGCTGCGCTCCTCCGCGGTCGCCGATGCAGCCGCCAGCGGCGTCAACGCAGGAGCGGGCAGCGCCCTCTCCAATCAAGCGCAGATCGCAGCCCGCGGCCGCTACCAGGCCGACATGGACCTGTGGTCTGGTCAAAACCAAGCCACCGGCCTGCTGAACAGGGCTGCCGCCAAGCGATATGAGGGTGAACTGGATCTGCTTGGCGGCGAGGAGGCGCAGCGCGCATCGACACTCAATGCACTCTCAACCATCGCGGGTGGCGGCGCCTCATTCATGCGGATGTATGGCGGCAAGGGCCTGTTCTGATCCGGCGCTCGACTTCGCGTGAGCCTGCGCACGGGTGCGTAGCACCGCCACTGCTCCCTCCCCACAAGGCGAACGGAGAGGACGCACCGCCGCGCGATGATCTGAATGCCACGACTTTTGGCGCTCTGCGACTTATCCAATAAGTGAGCCGGATGCATGCCCACGATTCCAACCCCGGAAGAGCTCGGCAGTCTGCTGCACATTCCAGGCTCGCGCCCGGTCGCCAGCTATGACGTGTCACCGGTTGCGCGCGGCGCCCAGCAGATCGCCGACGCCGGAACGCGATTCGGCCAGGCGCTCGAAGATGTGGGCAAGGCGACCTACAAGATCAGCCATCAACAAGCCATGACGGAGGCCGTCAACGCCAATGCCTTCATCCATGGCCGGCTGATTGAGGCGCGTGCACGTTATCAGAACGATCCCGACTACGCGACGCTCGCGCAACGTTGGAGCGAGGAAGCCGGCAAAATCGTCGATGATGGGCTTTCGCAAATTTCAAACGAAGGTTTGCGGGAGCATGTGCGCAGCAATCTTGCTGTGCCTCTCGCACAGGAAAGCGCTGCGATCCAAAGCCGGGCGTTTCGCGCCGCCGCCACTGCCCATGCGGCCAGTCGCGACAGATATTTGCGCAACCTGGTGCAACATGTCACCCTCGACCCGAACGACAGTCTGATTACGGGTGGCGTGGATTCCCTGCATTCCGCAATCGATGACGCTGTCAAGCGGGGATATCTCACTGCAGAGCAGGCCTTGGAGGAGAAACGACGCGACGCGCTCACGCTTTGCGCGGAACAATATGCCCGTATGGGCCGCCTCGATCCCGAGCGCGCCATTCGCGAGCTTGAATCTCCCGCGGACGGCCACCCGCTGCTTGCGCAGCTTCCGCAGCCTTTGAAGGATTCGTTGATCCAGCAGGCGCGCCAGCAGCAGCAAAACATCTTCAAGGATGCGGAGCATGCGGCGCTGCGTCGCCGGCAGGAAATACAGCACACATCCGATCAAGCCGAAAACGAGATCGTCACGAATTTGACCGGCGAAAAACCGTCTCTTACGAGAGTCGACATTTCCAACAACCAACAGCTTACGCCCTCGGCGAAGACTTACATGCTAGCGCTCGAAGATCGCACCGCGAAACCGGATCCCGACGCCGCGATCTCCAACGCCACGGCGCGCCGGCTACTCGATCAGATTCGCATGCAAGACGGCGACTCGAACAAGATCGCCAGTCTCGTTCCGATTTACAACGCGTATATCAACGGAAGCCTCGGCAGGGACGATTTCAATTTTGTTCGCAAGGAATTTTTTGCGAAGCAGGCGCCGGGGGAAAACCTCCTCTTGGCTCACAAACAGGCTTTCCTCAACGGTGTCGCGCATGCGATCGATCAATCCGACCCGCTGCTCGGCGAGATCGATCAGCTTGGCAGATCGAAAATGTATCTCCTCGAGCGCGATATCGACCGGAAAATCGACCAATACCGCAACGCCGGCAAGGACCCCTTCGATCTGTTCGATCGGTCAAAGCCGGACTATGTCGGAAAACCGGAATCACTTGAGCGCTATCGGACCACATTGCAGGAAACGTTGGAACAGCGCGCGCGCCAGGTTCACTCGACAGCTGCCTCGGGCGCGACCACGCAGGCCCAATCCGTTCCGCAACGCCTTAGCGGCGAAACGCCGGCGGACTACCTCAGGCGCATACACGCGGCCACGCCTTAGGGCGGGTTCGCTTTAACCGGCCGTGCTCACTTGGGATGGCGGGTCGCGCGTCGCTAACCCGCCCTACGTCCAGCGCCAAACCAAGCGCATTGCTCTCCAGGTGACCGATCATGCCGACGAAAATCGAAGCGTTGAAGCAGTCGGGGTTTTCCGATGGCGAGATCGGTGACTGGATAACCATTGAGCGGCTGCGCATGCAGGCTGCGGGATATCCAGACGGCGAGATCGATGAGAGCCTCGGTATCACCCGCCCACCCAAAGAAGTACCGCCCGCGTTTATCGAGCGCTTGAAGCAGGGAAACTGGTTTTACCGCATTCTTGGCGCAGCCGGAGAATATGGGGGAAATTATTTCGGCGACGAGCCGCCGGGACTTTCAGCGGAACGGCAGGTATTTTTGCACAAATTCGGACTTATGGGAGATCTCGCTAGTGCCGCCGTAACGACGGGAGACGTACTATTGAGGTCGGTCCCGGCCGGAATTGGCGCCCTCGGCGCCGGCGTCGGGCAGGCATTTGAGGAAGCCCATGATGCAGCGGTTGGACCTGGCCCCCAAGCGAAAGGCAAGGCCGCTCGTGATTTTGCGCAACTCGCGCAGATTGCGGCGCTACTCTCCGGCGCCAAGGGATCGAAGAATGGATCTGTGCGTACGGCAATCCCCGGCGCCACGAACGGACCGATCATTGCTCTACCGCGGGCGGAGGACTTCCGCAACGCAGCCGCGAGCATTTCCGGGTCCCCGGCCAGCTTTGGAACCGAGCAGAAATTGCTTCGGCTGTGGAAGGAGCACGGCATTCATCCGAATGAAGTCGCGGCCGATGCGCTGCACGACCAGGGCATCGCGGAAGCGATCGCATCGGAGTCCGACAGACTTCCGGAGGTCTATGCGGGCGACAAGCCGACAGCGCCGCGCCCGCACAGTAACGCGCAGGTCGTCGAGACCGGTCGAATAGAGGAAAGTAGCTTGGCTACGGGACCGACCGGGTCAACCAAAGACACCCCGGTGCGATATACGCAACGCGATGCGGGCGCAGACAATGTAGCGCACGGCGGGAAAGATGCTCCAACGGAAGCGGAAAGCGGGTCGTCTCAAAATCCAGGCGCCCCCGAACCGTCAAATATGATTGCGGAAACCGATGACATTCAAATGTATGATCCGCCGCGAAAAAGGCAACGGCCGTTTACCAGAGATTATCCCAACGAGGTTCAAGCCGATGCCCTAGGACAACTTCTGAAGGATATCGAAGGACGCCCGCTTGACGCCGACTTCATCGCTGGACGGCGGTTCGCTGGCAAAGCCGATAGTGCCCTATCGGTGGAAGACATGAAAAAGGCAATGCTGCCGCTCGATATCCGCTTTGCACTCGTGCATCCGCGGGCGCTTCCGCCGGGAGTGGGCGGAATGTTTGTTTCGCCTTTTAGTCGGGGCAGGCCGCGGGGCGGCGACATATTCGTGAGCAACGCCCTGCGTTTAGCTGACCAGGATTTGACGACGGCGCACGAATTTAGTCATGCTATCGACCATTTTGCCAAAACCTTATCAAACGACCTTGCACCGGCTGAAATAGCCGAACTCCGCAATGTCTATGTCACTTTAAGGTCTGATCCGAAAGACGCGTCCTTTCCGCGACAGCCGGAGACCTTCCGTTATCTACCTCATCAGGTGAATCGCGAGCTTCTGGCGGAAGGCATACGGGCCTATATGGCTAATCCAAACTATTTCAAAACCGTGGCGCCGAAGAGTGCGGCCAGAATTCGTGCGGCTGTCAACAATAATCAATATCTAAAGAAAGTCATACAGTTCAATTCCCTACTTGCTGCCGGCCTGATCGGTGCCGGCACCGCCAATCAAGATAGCGACAACCAGTAATGCGTTGCTCGCGGACCGTTCGGGTCCGTTGCGGCGTCCCCTATGGGCGCATCCGAAGCGCACCG